GAGGCCGAGCGGTACGCCAAGCAGCTCGAGGCTCTCAACGCCCTCAATGAACAGGCCCAGCTTGATGCCATGGGCGAAGAGGAGCGGCTCGAGGCCGAGGCGCAGGCCCGCATCCTCGAGATCATCAAGTCGCACAACGCCCTGGCGGCGGCGGATCGACTGGCCAAGGCCGGCGAGACCACCGCAGCCATCCAAGCCATCGAGAAGACATTGGCGGACGAGCTGGCCAAGCGGGCCAAGGCCGCGGCCGACGAGGCAGCCAAGAAGGCCGAGGAAGAGCGCAAGAAGCGAGAGGAAGAGCAGGAGGAGTACCGCAAGTGGTGGGCCGAGCAAGAGGAAGCCCAGCGCAAGCAGGCCGAGGCAGCCCGCAAGGCTCAAGAGGCGTGGATCCAGAGCCTCAAGGCCATCAGGGCCGAGATCAACGCCACCTTCGGCGGTGAGGCCGCGGCGAGCATCACCCAGTTCGGCCAGCAGCTCACCGTCAGCGGCCTGCAGGCCGCCGGCAACATGAACCGCATCGTGGTGGAGGGCGTTGGATGAGCCTGCCTGGCTATGACCTTGCACTATCCCAGCAGCTGGGGCGCGACCGCACCGGCAAGATGACCGCCTCGAGGCGGATCGTGGTGCAGACCCTCTCGCCCTCGGCGGCCCTGCTCTCGCCGGATGTGCCGCAGCTCAACTCGACGCACCCCGACGATCCGCGGATGCGCCTCGACCGCTACAGCGTCACGACCAACCAGAGCGGCATTTGCACCGTCGAGTGTCAGTACTCCAACGACAACCGATTCGTGGATCTGCGGGCCCCGAACCGCGACGCGCCGACCTGGTACCACTGGGGCTGGGCCAGCCGCAAGGCCACCGTGGAGATCCCGATGGCGGTGCGGTCGCAGGTCCTGAGCACCAACGGCAACGGCGACCAGGTGGAGAAGCTGGTGTGGAAGCTGGCCAAGAAGCAGCTGGTGGAGGTGCGGGTGCTGCGACCACTCCAAGTGCGTGTGGTGGTGCAGGATGTGCGGGTCTTCGACGCCATCGCCAAGCAGACCGACAAGCTCCACAAGATGCCGGATGGTGGCATCTATCACTTCGAGGGCGGCACGGTGAGCCAGGTGGACGACGCCGGCACCTACGACATCAACTACACCTGGGAGATCGACTACGGCACGTATTTCCTGCCCGAGACCGGCAGCGACCTGATCAAGTACTGCCTGCCCGACGAGGATGACGTGCCGGTAAGGCTGCCCTACACCGTCTTCGCCGTGGTGCAGGACGGCAACCCCGAGACCCAGCGGCCGCGGTGCTTCCCGCAGGACCTCTACGACTACGAGCCCGAGGGCTGGCGAGAGCTGCCAGGAGCCTCGAGGATCATCTGACCATGGCAGACCCCCGCCTCATCCTCGGCCGCATCGTGGAGGTTCAGGGCCAGAGCCCTGGGCCGGCCAGCGGCATCACCTACACCATCGCCGTTCACGACAACAACGTGGAGGGCATCTACCGGCTCGAGCGGCAGACGCCGGTGCAGCGGTGGCCCGACCAGATCGACGTGGTGGCGCTGCGGCGTGGGCAGCTGGTGATCGGCGCCGTGGCGGCGAACGTGGTGCAGTGGCACTTTCACGAATACCCAGCCTTCCGTGAGTGTGGGCCTGATCCGCGAGCCATCCAGCTGCGCGTCGGTGATGGCGGCCCTGGTACCGTGCGGCCTCCATTGGTGCCTGGTGCCGGCGAAGGCGAAGCAGGACCAGGTGACAGTGCCCCCATACCTGACGTGAACCCAGACTAACCCATGCCGATCCGAACCGACATCCTGAGCCCGATCAACACCAACGGCGTCGATCAGTTCGACCCGGCGGCGGTGCTATCGAGCATCAACAGCGGCCTGGTCTACGACGTGCAGGCCTACGCCACCATCCGGCCGCAGATCTCGACGCCCTTGGACGCCTCGGCGGCCGGCACGATCAGCGTGCAAGGGTCCAATGACAACGAGACCTGGTGGCCGATGCCGCAGGGCGCGGTGGATTACAGCTCGGCCGGCCTGAAGGAGCCGATCTACGTGGCCGGCATCCGGTACGTAAGGTTCCAGGTCACGACCACCAGCGGCACGGTGGAGTACAAGCTGCTGGTGACGGGCACGACCGGCGATGTTCTCGAGGTGCCGACGGCCGTCACGACCCGCGGGTACTACGGCGTCTTCAGCGCCAACGCCGACCAGACAATCGGCAACGCTACGGCCACGGCGGTGGTGTACGACACGACTGAGGAGGCCACCGGCGTCAGCATCGGCAGCCCGACCTCGAGGATCGTGGTGACCAACGCCGGCACCTACAACTTCCAGTTTTCGGCCCAGCTGCGGCACACGACTGGCGGCACCGAGCACGTCAGCGTTTGGTTCCGTCACAACGGGACCGACATCCCGCGGAGCAACACGGACTACGCCATCTCTGGCAACAACGCCGCCGAGGTGATGGCGTGGAACTTCGTGTACACCATGGCTGCGGGTGACTACTTCGAAATCGTCATGTCCGCCACGGACAGCGATATCACGCTGGACTACATGGCGGCGGCGACGAGCCCGACGCGACCGGCCACGCCGGCGGTGATCCTGACCGTGGTGCAGGCGAGCTCGGGCACGCCAGGCGTCACCGGAGCGACTGGGCCGGCAGGCGCCACGGGCCCGACTGGATCCATCGGGCCAACGGGTGCGACCGGCCCGGCTGGTGCGACAGGTCCAGTCGGTGCGACAGGTCCGACAGGGCTCACCGGCGACACTGGACCAACCGGCGCGACCGGGCCGGCTGGTGCAACCGGGCCGGCCGGCGCGACTGGACCCACCGGAGCGACTGGGCCGACAGGAGCCACAGGGCCGACAGGAGCTACAGGGCCGACAGGAGCTACCGGGCCCGCCGGCCTGGTGTGGCAAGGTACTTGGGCCGGCACGACCACCTTCTACTACGTGAACGATGCCGTGGAGTACAACGGCTCAAGTTACATCTGCATCGCCGATACCACCGTGCCGGGCTCGAATCCCGCCACGGCGACCACCGAATGGGATCTCTTGGCCTCGAAGGGCGACACGGGATCAGGCGGCAGCGCCAGCGCGGCCGTCGATGCCGCCGGCAAGATCTATGCTTACCGCGGGTTCAGATAAGGACACACCATGCCAGCGAACACCTCGCCGATCTTCGGCCTCACCAGCAAGACCAACACGGTGGCGACCACCGGCACGGGCAGCACGTCTCTGACCGCGCCCAACCAACTGACCACCCTGTACACCGCCGGCACGAATGGAGGCATGTACGTCGGCGCCAACTGCAAGGCCACGGGCACGACGGTGGCCGGCATGATCCGGTTTTGGCTCACCCCCAGCGGCGGAACCAGGCGGCTGCTGGGCGAGGTGCCCACCACGGCCATCACGGCCTCGGGCACGGTTCCATCGGCCGAGGTTCAGCACCTCGCGCCCCTGATGACTCTGGTCAATGGCATGGAGGGCATGCCCTTGGCCTCGGGCGACGTGGTCGAGGTGAACACCAACGCGTCCGAGGTTTGGAACGTCACCAGCATCGCCGTGGACTTCTGACATGAACCGCGGGTACTTCGAGGTCAACGGCCGCACCAACACCGGGCTTTTCCTCCGGCGTGGCCGCATCCCACCGCCTCACAACCTGTACGCCAACCCGCACCAAGGCAACGTGATCGGCAGTTACAGCACGGGCAGCACGACGCCCACCGTGCTCACCACTGCGTACTCCTTCGGCGTGAGCGGCACCCTCAGGGCCCTCAGATTCATGGTGCCGCAAACCCGCGTGCTCACCGAGATCTGGTACGCCACGGGTGCCAACACCGGCAGCCCCACCGGTGCCTTGACCGTCGAGCTGCGAACCTCGAACGCCAGCAACGCGCTGCTGCCCGGAACATTGGTCACGAGCGAGTCGAGCACGCCAGTGGCCTCGTCGTGGAACCGCGTGGTGCTCACGACGCCGCAGCAACTGACGATCAACACGATGTACTTCATCGTCGTGGGTGATCCGGCGGGCAACGCGACCAACTACTACCGGGTCTTCGACAACACCGGCGGACTCGCGGCCACCTTGGCCACGGGTGAGGCTCGATTCTGGTGCCCCGTCAACACCACCAACGGATTCGCCACGGCTGGGACGCTGATCAACGGCGGCCACGTCATGCTGCTCAAGTTCTCCGATGGCACTTGGATGGGAATGCAGAACGCCGGCGGCGGAACGCCCGGAAGCAACACCCTGAAGCGCGGCATCTACATCGACAACTTTGAGACAGACATGGAGATATTCGGCATGAGCGTGGGCTCTGCCGCCAGCTGGAGCGGAGTGGAGATCTTCGGCGGCAATCAAGCTCCAAACTCCTCGCCTCTCTACACCCAAGCTGTGACGGCCGACAACCGCGCCCTGCTCTTCTGCTACTTCGAGCGACCGTTCCGCATGCGGGTGGGCAACAGCTACCGCGCCGTCATGACCTTCTCGGCCAACAGTTCAGCACCTGGGCAGATCGGCACGGCCAACTTCGCCAGTTCGCCAGACCCAACGGTGGGCATGCCATGGGGGACCAAGCTGCAGGCCACCATCGCCACCAGCGGCAACGCCTGGCAGACCGGCAACAAGACTCTGGGCCTGAGCCAGTATGCCATCCTGCTGATGGTGCGCAGGGTGCTGGACCCAAGGGTGTGACATGAACAGCACGGCCATCCTCACCGCCATCGCCACCCATCGAGCCGCCAACGCCGGCGACCTTCCGGCCATCATCGCCATCGACACCGTGGCCGATACCGTGACTTGCCACACCTTCGCGCAGCTCGAGGCGAGCGTGGATCCGGAGTGGAAGCCGGTTCACACCAACTACATCTCGATTCCCGACTACTACAAAGATGACATTCCCATGGTGCTCGACACCTTCACCCGAACGACCATCCGCGACTACCTGTGGCTGCTGCTCGAGGCCGAGACGCGCCCGTGATGCGGGTACACTGACACGACCACCCAAGGACCTGACCCATGGCCAACGAGATTCTGAACACCGGCGCCACCTCACTTGCAAGCGGCAACTGGAAGACCCTGGCCGGCGCCGCCGGCTCCGGCATCGTCGATGATGCCGAGCTCTTCATCCAGAACGGCTCGCAGGCCGTGACCTCGGATATCAGCTGGACGGCCCTGACCAACGGCATCAAGTCTCTGGACATCACGGCCGGCTTCTCGGGCACCATTGGCGGCAGCTCGGGCAGCATGGCCTTCCAGACCCGCAACAGCCTCTTTTCCCAGACCACCCAGCTGCCTCGGGTGCGCTACGAGGCCAGCGGCGGCGCCGTGTACTACACCGCGGAGAACGCCTCGGCCAACGACGAGGTGCACTACCTGCAGGTGAACGGCGGCGGCAACATGTACGTGACGGGCACCTGCTCGGTGCGGCGCCTCGAGCTGCAGGCCGGCCGAGTGTTCGTGTCCCAGAACGTCGGCAGCACGGCCAACTATCGGTGGGTATTCACCGGCGGCGTCGGCACCATCGACGTGGTCAACAGCGGCGGCACAAACGACATTCACGCGCTGACCATCACGGGCGGCCAGCACCTCATCAAGCGTGGGATCCAGGGCACGACGGTGACGGCCGGCAGCCGCACCGAGGGACTGACGGTGGCTGGCGGCAACGTGACGGTGGACGCCGGCAGCCGCAACCTGGCGGCGGTGACGGTGACCGGCGGCCAGCTGGTGGTGCTCAACTGCGGCAACCCTGATGTGCCCACCGCGGGCATCACCAACCTGCTCGCCCTGGGCGGCACCATTGACTTCTCGAGGCTGCAGCGCCCCATGACGGTGACCCTGGTGGAGGATGCGCCCAGCTGCGTCATCATCCCCAGCAAGCTGCTCACGATCACGACGCGCAACGCCATCGGCCGCGGCGCTGACGGCCTCAACTGATGCCCAAGCTCATCCTGAGAGACCGGCAGCTGGGCGTGGTCTCCAGAAAGCTGGTGACCGATACAGGCGGTGCGCCGTGCTGCTGTGGTGGCGTCTGCTGCCCAGCGGATGCGCCATGCCTGCAGACGCCGATCTTGGCGTGCAACGCCGGCGGCCTGATGGTGCCGGTGAGCTGTGCCCAGAACCGCGGGTATCGCATGCGGGTGAGCACCACCTGGCGAAGCCTCAAGCGTGAGACATACACCGACGTGCAAGGCATGCCGGTGGTGTCCGTGGCACAGTTTGGGATCTCGGCCTCGGCCCAGTATTGCGTGAGCTCTGATCCAGCCGGCGGCGAGAACGCCATCGCCAGGCTGATTCCCGACACCATGCGGCTCGAGGGTGCGACGTTCCAGAGCGCCACGGTGAGCGGGCAGAGCGTGTTTGAGTTCGTGGCGTCGGGGTCCGTGCTGATTCCCACCGGGCCAGCCAACAGCGACCAGCTGCCGGTGGTCAATCAGGAAGGGCCTGGACGGCCGGCGGTGGTCGAGCTGCTGATTTCACAGCCACTCGGCTTCCACTATCCCATCCTCGGCCAAGGTGGCGGCGCCACAGGCACTGGCACCTCGCCATTCTTCCCCATCAGGCCTTGGCCATGCACCCTTGCCTACGTGTGGCCGGTGGACCCATTGAATCGTGACAGGCGGGCTCAGGAGCAATACACCTTCGCCGATGCATGCGATGCCGGCCGATTTACCTGGTCTGGCACCGCCGAACAGCGTCGATGGAGATTGGACCCTACGGGCCTTCTTACCTTTTCCGCCGAGCTTGAGACCACCTGGACCCGCGAGTACTGCAGGTGCGGTGGTGGCGGGGGTCCGACCGACCTGACCACCGGCGGCGGCTGCGCCAACTGCGGCGACCCCTCCACCCTCGAGGTGATCGAATGAACCCATGGGCGGCCATCGCGGGTGCGAGCAAGTGGGTGAGCTGCACCTCGGCAACGGCCCAAGAAGCCGCCAAGAGGGCCAGCGTGTGCGGGGCCTGCCCGAGCCGGGTCATCGTCCGCGTCCGCGGCACGAACCTCCAGGCGGCTTTCTGCGGCCCGCCCATGGACCCGCGCGAGGACACCTGCGGATGCCTGGTGCAGTGGCGGTCTGGCGGTCTGGCGGTCTGGCGCCCTGCTGGCAAGACGACCTGCGAGAGCGAAGGCTGCCCTGCGGGCCACTGGTGACCGAACAGCACCCTATCGACCCGTTCGGGTCCTGCTGACGATCTGCGGAATCGTGCCCGAATCCTCAAGCGATGCCATCGACGCAGCCGAGTATAGAGGTATACTCAGTGCGTCAGCCGCGTGTGCGGCTGCGAAAGACCAACCCCGCAGGAGACCAACGTGGACGACATCATCCTCACCGGCCGCAACCCCAAGGCAGACGCCAAGCTCATCGCCGACGTGCTCAACGCACCGACGCAGCAGGAGCTGGTCGAGTGCGACGATCCGTTCGACGGCGGCTGCCCGGCCGACCTGCTGCCACGGCGCGTGCCCGACCGCCGCGGGTACGGCAGCACCAAGACCGGCTCCACCGACTACCTCGCCGGCCTGCGTGCCGGCCTGCGGGTGGTCGAGGAGATGGCCACCCAGCTCGACAACCGCACCGAGCTCTGCTGGCAGCAGTACCTGGCCGCCATGGCGACCAAGGACGAGCCCAAGATCCTCGAGGCCCGCCGGCGTTGGGCCGCCAGCGTCGAGACGTGGCGGACGATGAAGCAGGCCGCGGATCGCATCCTCACCGCCATCGACCTGGCGAAGGGAGGCGCGTGATGGCCTCCCGGCACCTCACCATCAAGAACCTGCTGCTGCTCACCAACTGGCTGCGTGAGAACGTCGAGCTGCTCAAGGCTGAGTACGCCCCGGCCGTGGCGAAGGCCGCCGAGGCCGCGCTGGGCTTCCCGATCAGCGACCGCAGCATCCACAGCATCGCCGAGGCTGAGGGATTCACCCTTCGCCGGCACCTCGAGATCGAGCGGGCCGCGGCCAAGACCAAGCCCGAGCCGCAGCTGTTCGACGGCGCCGCCCTCGAGCGGCTCGACCGCCTCGAACGCCTCACCGTCCGCCTCGCTCACCACCTCAACCTGCAGCACCTCATCAAGGAGACCAACCAGTGAACGACATTGCCGATGGCATCTACGCCGCCATGACCGAGGAAGCCTACCGGGCCCTGCCCTACGTGAACGCCTCGAGCATCAAGGCCGGCCGCACCAGCATGCAGCACATGAAGCTCGCCATGAGCGGCGTGTCCGAGAGCTCGGCCGCCAAGGAGCTCGGGACGATCACCCATGCCATGCTCCTCGAGCCGGCGAAGATTGATCGGGTGGTGGTGGCCCCCGACTTCGGCGATCTGCGGACCAAGGCCGCCAAGGAGGCCAAGGCCGCGTGGACCGCGGGCCTTCCGGCCGGCGCCATCATCGTCGATGTGGAGACCTACCAGGCCGCCCAAGGCATGGTGGAGGCCTGCCGGCGGCACCAGACCATGCGGGACCTGCTGGCCGCCGATGGCAGCAGCGAGCTGGTCTTGGTGTGGACCGACGCCGAGAGCGGCCTGCGGTGCAAGGCGCGGGTGGACCGCCTCATCCACCACCACCTGGTGCTCGACGTGAAGACCGCCAGGGCCGCCGGCAGCTTCGCCTTCACCAGGGCCGTGGCCGCCTACGGGTACCACATGCAAGCGGCGTGGTACCGCCGCGCCGTGGCCGCGACCACCGGCGAGCTGCTGCCCTTCGTCTTCGCCGTGCTCGAGAGCAGCGCACCCTACAGCTGCTGCCTCTACGAGCTGGACCACCAGGCCCTCGAGCAGGTCGACGCCATCAACTCGCAGATACTGCGGCAGTGGGCCGCCTGCGTCGAATCTGGCGAGTATACTTCTATCCAGCAGGACGGCCAGGTGCAGCTGCTCGAGCTGCCCGGCTGGGCCTTCTCTGGTGCCGCCGACGTGGCCGGCATCTAACCCCAACCCCGTAGGAGATCCCAAGTGAGCGATGACATCGACGCCATCATGGCCGACGCGCGGCCCAATCCGCCGACGCAACCGCAACCGCAACCGCAACAGGCCGCCATGGTGGTGGCAGAACCCAAGGCCAGGGTGCCATTGGGCCGGCGTGGCCTCGAGGCCGACAACCTCGACAGCCTCTACCGCATCGCCGTCATGTACCTCGAGGGCGGGGCCTTCAAGCCCGAGTTCTTCGCCGGCTGCGAGACCAACCGCAGCAAGCTCGCCAGGGTCATGTTCACCCTCGAGAAGGGCATGGCCATCGGCCTGGCCCCCACCGAGTGCATCGACGCCATGGCCTTCATCCGCGGCAAGATCACAATCTATGGCGATGCCCTGGTGGCCTGCGTGAAGCGGCACCCCGAGTGCACCGGCATCTCGACGGTGTGGGGTGGCGACGGCGACGACTTCGGCGCCACCGTGACCGTGGGCCGGCGGAACCAGGCCGACGTGGTGGTGAAGTTCACCATCGCCGATGCCAAGCGTGCCGGCCTCTGGGGCCAGCGCGGTCCCTGGAGCTCCTACCCCCAACGCATGCTGCAGCAGCGTGCCCGCGGCTTCGCCATGCGTGACCAGTTCCCCGACGCCCTCATGGGCGCCATCACCGCCGAGGAGGTGCAGGACTACCGCGACGACTGGCGGACGGTGCCGACGCCGCCCGCGGCGGCTCAGATGCAGACCAGCGTGCAGCCGGAAGCTCTGCCGGCTCCCCAGAAGGCCGTCGAGGCCGCGCCGAGGCCGCAGGAGCCCTCCAAGGCCCAGCAGCCTCCCAATGGAGCCCCCACCGCAGCCCAAGCCCTGGCGGCCATCAGGACGGCCACCAAGGGCAACTGATTCTCTCTTCTCCTGCGTGGTGGCCGGCGAGCCGAGAGGCAGCCGGCCGCGTTGGACCCATAGGTGCAGGTGGTTCGGGGTGATCGGCCCCCCAAAACAGCACCAGGGCCATGCCGCGGATCCCTTTCGTTCCGCCGGCAACTCCCCCTCAGGCGCAAGGGCGTGCCCGTTCGCGCTGGGGATCTCGAGGCCGGAAGGCCTCGGGACCCATTCGCCGGCCGTGTGGCCGGATTTCACCCCCCATCAGGGAGTACCCATGACCGACAGAGACCATGCCGCCACCGTCCGCCTGCTTGCCGAGCTGCCCTTCCTCACCGGCAAGGTGCCCGGCCGCGGCCACCCGCCTGGCGAGGCGCTGGTGACCTATCACGCCGAGCTCGCCCAGTACATCCTCGACCACCACAACAAGCACGACCAGCAGCGTGCCCTCAACATGAACGAGGCTCAGAAGCTGGCCCGCGTGATGAAGGCCGGCGACTGGGTGGAGGGCCTGCGCGTCACCTGGATCGTCTTCGACACCAACAACAATCTGGTGAACGGGCAGACCACCCTGCAGGCCATCGTCCTGGCGAAGGCAAAGCTGAAGATCCGCACCGCCTGGGGCGACGATCCGAGCTGCATCGCCCTCTACGACGCCTTCCGGCCCAGGAGCAACGCCTACCTGGTGGGCTGCCTCGGCGCCGACTACGCCAACATGCGGGGAGCCTTCGCCCGCATGCGGCTCATGTTCGACAAGGGCCTGCCCCTGGGCAAGCCGGCGCCCACCGAGGTGATCGACCTGACGGTGAACGACAAGGTGGCCAACAGCATGATCGGGCGGTGCGGCGGCGCCTCTCGCGGCCTGCGTGCCGCGGGCATCCCCTACGCCATCGCCGCCTATGCCTGCTGGCGCATCGCCAAGGTTCACGGCGTCGAGAAGGCCTGGGAGTTCATGCACCGCACCATCCAGGGCACCGAGCTGAAGGACAGCGACCCGCGGCTGCAGCTGGTGCGGCAGTTCCGGGCTGGCAGCTTCAACGTGGACGGCGACCGCCGGCGTGGCGTGTCCCTGATCATCAAGGCCTGGAACATCCTGCACAGCAGGAGCTCGGCCAAGCTTCGCGCCGTGGCCGGCGAGCCCATTCCCGACGTGAACCCCTGAGGAGCCAAGCCATGACCGAGCGTAACACAGCGTTCGTTCCCAATGTAAGCACATCCGAACGCATCATCAGCGAGGTGCATCGTCACTTCGTCATGGAGTACACCCAAGACCGTCCGCGCAAGATGCCAAGCATCACGGCGATCCAAGATGAGTGGCGTGGAAAGTACCAGGAGATTCGCAACCAACCATTGCCAGCCGATCACGTCTGCTGGGAGTGTGGGCATGCCGGATCACGGATCGAGCGAGCCCACATTCTGATGCGCAGACTGGGCGGAACCGATCATCCTGGCAACCTTTGGATGCAGTGCCGCCGATGCCATGACGAGACCGAGTTCATGGACGTCTGGTACAAGGTCCATCGGTTCGCCGATCCGTTCCGTGACAAGAACGGGACGATGTGGAGGGCCCTGAACGTCTACGAAAACCGATTCCGATTCTCTAACAGAAGCAAGCCCAAGGGCATCTGCAAGCCTTTCCTCAAGACAGACCCAATCGACCAGGTGTCGGAGCTCGATGACGAGTGCATCATGGTGGTGCAGGCATGGATGCACCAGATCGACTGTCAGGGCAACGAATACGCCAAGGCCCTGCTGCCGGCATTGTGCGATAGGTTCACTGACGCCGCCAAGACCTGCAAGGACATCAAGGGCACCCTGTTCGACAAGACCAAGCCACACACTGGAGCCAAGGCATGACCGAGCGAGAAGCCATCACCGACGAGCTGGTATGCCAGCGGGCCCAGGCCAAGGAGCGCGAGTACACCGTGGGCTGGCGGGCATTCCGCGACGGCCTGCCCTGCCCCAGCGGCCACCTGGCGAAGCTGGGGTACCTCGAGGCCCAGAGCGCGGCCGACGTGCACGGGCGCGACATCCTGTGGAGCGCCAAGGTGCCCGACACCGGGTGGCTGCCCGACGAGACCTGCAGCTGGCGGCGTGCCGAGACCGACCGCGACCGGCCGCCGGCGTGAGGCAACTGGTAAGCAACACTGATCGGTTCGACCGGCAACCGGAGTAAACCGGAGTGCCCGACTACTCCGGGTGGACCGCCGACAACCGAGGCCACCCGAGGTGTGAAAACGCCTCGGGTGGATTCAACCAGAAGCCCTTGTGTTATCGGGCAGCGGCTGGTACCATGTGGGTGCTTCTCCCTGATCTGACAATGCAGCCTCATCGACACATCGACCCCCCTCCGTGCCAATGGCGTCCTGCATGCGCCACGGGAGAAGCCACGGCTGGGGGTCGTTGTGTCCGTGAGATGACCAATGGCAGATGACTGGATCAAGGTGCGGGTGAACCTGCACACGCACCCGAAGGTGGTGCGCATTGTGTGCGCAGTTTGTGCGCAGCTTGTGCGCGATGGGTGCGCGGCAAGTGCGCAGCGGTGCATGGTTGTCGGTGCGCTGCACCAGGTGTGGAGCCTCTTTGACGCCCACAGCCGCGACGGAATCCTCGAGGGCTACAGCCTCCAGACCGTCGATGAGCTGGTGGGAATCCCTGGCTTTTCCAATGCCATGGGCAGCGTCGGCTGGCTCACGCAGACCGATAAAGGTCTGGAGATGCGAGACTTCGACATCCACAACGGAATGGGGGCCAAGCGTCGGGCCGATCATGCAGCCCAGACACGTGTGCGCAGAATGTGCGCAACTGGTGCGCACAACTCGCGCACAGAATGCGCACCAGAGAAGAGAAGAGAAGAGAAGAGTAAGAAATCCCCCCATAGTCCCCCCAAGGGGGACGCGGGCGAAGAGCCCCCCAAGCTCATCCCGGCGTACTCCGAGGCGTTCAACCGGTTCTGGGCGCGGTACCCGCGGGCTGGTCGCCATGCCAAGGTAAAGGCCTTTGGCTATTGGCAACGAGACCAGATCGAACGGCCAACCGAGCCGGGAAAGCCCAGCCTGGTCGAGCACATCATGCTGAACCTCGAGAAGTACATCAAGAGCAAGAAGTGGCAGGATGGGTATGTGCAGCACACCACGACTTACCTGAATCAGCGTCTGTGGGCCAATGACCCACCCAGCCCGGAGATCCCCGAATGACGACCACCAAGACCATGCCCACCGTGACCGCCACCAAGCCGGCAGCCATTGAGCCCGAAGAGGTGACAATCCTGGCCACCCTGCTGACTGGCGACGAGACTGTGAGGCTCTGGGCCCGCCGCATGGGCATCTCGAGCGACGTGATGAGCCACCCGCGGCTCCAGGAGCTCTACGACGCGCTGCTGCTTGGCTCGAACGTGCACGAATCGGTCAGGCACATGGCCGTGATCGAGCGGCCCCTGCCAGATCACTGCGCACCGCACCGCACGCTCTTCACCGCGGCCATGTACTACAGCGGCATGCCGGGCTTTGAGGGCAGGCTGATGGCCTTCCAGCGTGCGGCACGCCGCCGGCTAGACCGGTGGGCACCGCAAGTGCTTCGGCACATTGCCAAGCGGATCGAGGAGGGCAAGGCCGACAAGGATGCGTTGCACGGTGCCGAGCTGCTTGCCTTCGCCGCTTGGACGCCACAACATACCGGGCCGTGGGTCTGGAACCCCGGCGAGGAGGTGACCAAGTGAACGTGCCGAATGACTGGAATGACTTTCCGTCCTGGGTGGACCGCAAGGCCATCGAGGAGAACCTAGCCAAGCACCGGTCCCCGGCGGACCTGATGACCGGCCGTATTGACGGCATCATCGACGGAACCATCAGGCCGGTGGCCACGCCCTGGCCGGCGTTCGACGACATCAAGGCGGCCATGCCTGGCACGATCAACGTGGTGTGCGGCGACCCCGGCAGCGCCAAGAGCTTCCTGGTGCTGCAGCTGATGGCCCATGCCCATCGTGCCGGCGTGCCCGTGGCGCTGCTCGAGCTTGAGTGCACCCGCGAGTGGCACCTGATGCGGTACCTCGCCCAGCTCTCGAGCGAGCCGCAGGTCACCAACCTCGACTGGATCGCGGCCAACCCCGAGCGCATCCGCAGCCTCATGAACCTGCACCGCAGCAGCCTCAACAGCCTGGGCAACGTCATGGACGTGGCCGATGGCAAGCTCCTGACGCACCGCGACGTGCTGCGGTGGGCTCAGGCCAAGCTCGAGCAGGGCGTCAAGGTGCTGGCCATCGACCCGATCACCGCCATGCAGCCCAGCGAGAAGCCGTGGGAAGACGACCAGAACCTCATCACCGGCCTGCGGCGTCTGCTCGAGCGGCACCATGCCGCCGGGTGGCTGGTGACCCATCCCAAGAAGGGCCGCAAGACCGAGATCTCGATGGAGGTGCTGGCCGGCGGCGCCGCCATCAGCCGGTTCACCGACGTGGTGCTCTGGCTTGAGCGCCGCGAGCGGCCCGAGACTCACGTGGTGTTCGGCAAGCGGCGGTGGGACGGGACGGAGACCGAGGACCGGCACCAGGACATGGTGCGAGTGCTCAGGGTGCTCAAGTGCCGCGACGGCGTGGCCGCCGGCCGAAAGCTCAGTGTCATGCTCAACCCGACCAGCCTGACCATCGACGTGAAGGGCTGGATCAAGCGGATCGAGATCAAGGACGAGGATGATGCCACGGCCGTGGACTGTGGCTGGTGAACCAAGAGTGGAGCAGGTGATGACCAAAAGGCACATACAGGTGGCGGCCGAGCTCCTCGAGGCGGCCCAGAAGCGAGCGGAAGCGGCCGAGGCGAGGGCGGCACAGGCCGAGGCCGACCGCGACGTGCTGGCGACCGAGGTCACGGCGTGGCGAGATGCCGACGCTTCGCACAAACTGCTTGAAGCCATCGATGTGTGCGACGTTTATGGCCACCGCCATGCCGTTGAGAACGCCCAGAAAGAAGTTGACGCAAGCGGTGCCCTTCAGCGGGCGAAGGAGGACAAGTGAGCGACGACAAGACCGGCGGCAGCGTGTCGCCCATGTACAACCTGACCGTCCGCGACGCGATGCGGTGAACAGCGGCGAGAGCCGCAAGGAGTGAATGTCATGAGCAAGACCGACGATGGTGGAACGGCGTTTCCGTTGGTGGTGAGGCACGAGCGAGACGAATACAGCGCGGGCATGTCTCTCCGCGACTACTTCGCGGCGAAGGCAATGCAAGCGATGGTCGGAAACTACCGCGTGGTCAACCATCGAAATCCTCTGATTGAAGGTGACACGACGACAACGGAGCCGCACCGCTCGATGATGCTGGACACAGACCAGAAGACCGGCGAGCATCATGGGGCGGTTGAGATTGCCGGTGACGCATACGCCGTCGCCGACGCCATGCTCCGTCAGCGGGCGAAGGAGGCCAAGTGACCAAGAATCCTGGACGGTTCGATCCATGAGAGCCACCAACCTGCTCAGATCGGCGGCAAGGCCGTATCTCGCCACGCCAAGCCACGCCAAGGCATCGGTGCAGCCAGAAGCACCCCCAAGACCGCGTGGCCGTCCTGAGCCATTCAGCCGCGAATGGCTGATCTTGGCCAGCCGGCTCGGCATGCCCGACACCATGGCCGACTGGCCTAAGACGCCGCCGACCAACTGGGGAAACGACGGACGCATCAGGGCAGCCGACTACCGCCTGCGATACACCTGGACCGAGTGGTGCCGGGAGCGGCCGGCGGTCCTGCTCACCCTGATCCTCGAGCGGGTGCAGCATGCCAGCCGCGGGCACCTGGTCGAACGTGCCTGGGCCGTGGCCGTTACCGAGCAGACCGACCTGCAGCTGCTCACCCAGGCATGGCGGCACGTCGTGGGGTGCGTGATGGCCCGCAACGACGCCGCGACGGCCGAACGCATGCGGGTGATGGCCAAGGTGTGGAACCAGACCAAGGGCGCCGGCATGAGCTGCCTGGACGTGTCGAGGCTGACCAGGACGCCCTACAGCCACATGATGAAGGCGAAGAACCATGGACACAAGAAGCAGTGAGTACATCAGGATGACCCAAGAGGCCAACCACCTGCGCGACGAGCTCGCCCGCGTGCAGCTGCAGCTCGCCGGCACCAGGGCGGAAATCGCCGAGTGGCGGCGGGTCTTCGTCACCGGCAGCATCGTCGATGGAACGCCGGCCCACCGGATCCTGAAGACATTGGCCGATGAGGTCCGCGCGTGGCGGAATCTCGGGCATCAGGGCGAGATCGTGGGCGGCAACACTGAGCAGGCCAGCATCGACCTCGAGCAGGCCATCAACGCCACCGACGCCAGCGGCGTCTTGGATGACGCGAGCGGCACAGCCGCAGTATGATCTCATACACCGAAGAGGAGCACCATGGAACACAACGACACCGACAACGCCCGCAAGCTCATCGCCGAGGCCAACGTGGCCTGGTTCATCGCGCCCAAGGAGAACGTGAACCCCATCGATTTGGTGGCCCACATCGCCAAGGCGCTGGGCGAGGCCCGCGAGCAGGGCCGCCAGGAGGCCGCAGGCAAGGCCAAGCCGGCCAAGAAGGGGGCCGAGTGAAGCGACGGCTCAACAACGCGCCTCGGCACGTCCGCCAGATCGTCCTGGACCTGATCGACCATCAGGGCATGACAGCCCGCCAGGTGGCCGACATCATGCCCGGCGTGAACCGGCACAACCTGATGCAGTGGCTCGCCAGCAAGGAGCGGCCCCAGCTCGCCGAGGGCACCATTGACCGCATCATCCAAGTGGTCACCAAGGCGCCCAAGGTACCATGAGGCGCATGGACGTGACCGCCAGAGACCGTGACAAGGCCCGCGAGATCGCCCGTAGGTTCCAGACCGCGGCTCGGTCCCAGACCATGAGCGGGTACGTGGCGGCCATGGATGAGGCCGAGAAGTACGTGGCCGAGGCCCTGGCCTACTGGCGTGAGCATGCGGTGCTGCAGGCCCGCCTCGATCACCGCGAGGGAGCGGACTGATGGGCGCCGCCGAGAACGCCGTCACCCGCAGCGTTCTCGGCGCCATCGCCTTGCATGCCGCCGGCGGCCATCCCGCCGTCTTCGTGCGGGTACAGGCCGGCATGATCAAGGTGGGAGACCGCCTCATCAAGCTCGCCGCGGCCGGCACCGCCGACCTGGTGGGCGTCTACCGCGGCCGCGCCGTGGCCATCGAGGTGAAGACTCCCAAGGGCCGCCAGGCCGACTCTCAACGTGAATGGGAGGCCCAGTGGACCGCCGCCGGCGGCGTCTACCGGGTGGTTAGATCCGGCTCCGAGGCCCTCGAGCTGCTCCAGCAGATCGACCAGGAGCTGGGCCGTGCCCTACATCCGCAAAGGTGAGGCGGGGGGGCCGTGGATCCCCTGGGCCGACTGGTTCGTGGGCGACCAGGCCGAGGGCAAGCGCCGGCACAACGCGCGGATGAGGCAGGAGGCCGCCAAGGCCGCCAAGGCCCTCGCCATGCCCAAGGGTGCCCGAGTGGTCTGCACCTGGCAGCGCATCGGCCAACGCCGGCGTGACGAGATCCGCGGCGTGCTGGTGAGGGTTTATCCCTACATCGTGCCCGGCATCGTCGTGGCCGTGGTTCGCCTCGAGACCGGCCAACGCCTCAAGATCGACGTGACCCGCGTGCGACTCGACAGGAGCAAGCCATGAGCGTCTTCTGGTTCGCCGTGCTGTGTCTCGAGCTGGTCTGCATGGCCATCGCCATGGTCTGGTGGAGAGGCCGAAGCAAGGTACACTGAGGCCATGCGGAGACCTACCCAGATCGCCACCGTGGCCGCCATGGCCTGCATCCTCGCCGGCTGCAAGTGCAAGCCCAGCGCATCGCCCAACGCCGGCACCAACCTGCCCGCGGCCGTCTCGGCGACCAAGGAAGCCGCCCAGGCCGTGCAGGCCGCGGCAACCAAGATCGAGACCGCCAACACCGAGGTGGCCAAGGTGCCCGAGCTCGCCGCCCAGGCCGTGACCATCTCCACCGGCGTGGCCGAGCTGAGGACCACCAGCGGCACCCTCGAGGCCGCCAGCGTGGCCATCGGTGCCGACGCCAAGAAGGTGGCCGAGCTGCAGGAACAGCTGGCGGCATCCCAGAAGCGGGTGGCGGACCTCGAGGCCAACAAGAACGGCCTGCTGGCCAAGCTCCTGGCCGCGGCCGCCATCGCCGGCTTGGGCCTCGCCGTGGTCTCCATGGTGTGGCTGCGGTCTGCCCAAGGAGCCATCACCGGCGTGGCCGTCTTCGGCGCCGCCATCGCCGGCCAGTGGATCCTCGAATACCGGGTGGTGATCGGCCTCTCCGCGCTGGCCTTGGCCGCGGCGTGGATCGCCTACGCCCTGGTGCGTGAGCGCAAGGCCGCCAGTGAGGTGGTGCGGCTCGTCGAGACCTTCAAGCCGCGGCTGGACGCCGACAGCTTCAAGACCGTGGCCAACGCCATCCAGAGCAAGGCCACCAAGAAGATCGTGGACACCATCCAGAGGGCCATCGGGACCAAGAAAGCATGAGCGAGGTACCAGCTGTGGAGCAGACCCTGCAAAGCATCGCGCGAGAGAGCGTGGTGCTACTGACCGTCGTGATGATCGCCGTCGTTGCCGGCTTCGTGTGGGCCAAGTTCCTCAAGCCCTTCGTGGACCGGCAGGCCGAGATCGCCACCGCCCAGGCCGACGCGCTGCGCTCGATCCAAGAGACCAGCCAGGCCGCGGCGGACATGGCCAAGGAGCAGCAGCTGCACGCCAAACACACCATGGAGGCGAGCACCAACCTGATCAAGGTGACCAACACCCTGCTCGAGGCCAAGTTCACCTGCCACGCCGACCGAAGCCCTGACCGCCGATAGAGTTCAGCATGAAAGCCAGGGACATCGACACCAAGAAGCGGGGGAGGGGGGAACCGCGCAAGGGTGCGAGGAAGCCCAAGCCCAAGGCCGAGGTGGTGGCCGAGATCTGCCAGCCGACCCATGAGCGGCGGAACGTGCAGCTGGTGATCGAGGAGCTCGAGGGCTACAGCATCCGTGGCGTGCCGGTGCCGGCCGAGCTGGCCGAGGCGCTGCCCGATGCCTGCGCGAAGCTGCTCAAGGACGCCACCCCGCGGGTGAGGGCTGCCGGCGTGAAGCTCGCCCTGGCCTGCCTGAAACACAACCTCGAGCTGCACATGCACGCCGACAAGCTGCAGCGGCTCGACGCCGGCCAGGTGACCGAGCGCCATGCCATCCAGCTCTACGGCAAGGATGCCCCAGTGGAGGCCGTGTGACCGACCCGAGATGCGACTGTGGCGATGCCGACTGTGCCACCTGCGGCAAGGGGAAGCCGGCGTGAGCTACACCCCTTACGGCGGCATCGAGAAGGTCTGGAAGAGCAGGGCCACCGAGGTGCTCGCACCTGGCCCGGCCGGCACCGGCAAGACCCGCGGGATCCTCGAGAAGGTGCACCTGTACCTGCTCAAGTACCCCAAGACCCGCGGCCTGATCTGCCGGAAGACCCGCGCCTCGATGACCGAGAGCGTGCTGGTGACCTTCGAGGCGAAGGTGGTGCAGGTAGGCTGCGACCTCAACAACCAGAGCCGGCGGACGCGCAGCAGTTACGACTACGACAACGGCAGCGTGCTGGTGGTCGGGGGCCTCGACAACCCCGACCGCATCATGAGCACCGAGTACGACATCATCGCCGTCTTCGAGGCCACCGAGTGCTCCGAGGATGACTGGGAGAAGCTCACCACCCGCCTGCGGAACGGCAAGGGCCCGTACCACCAGATCGTGGCCGACTGCAACCCCGCGAGCCCGAGCCATTGGCTCAAGCGCCGGGCCGACCGCGGCCAGATGGAGGTCTTCGAGTGCCGGCACCAAGACAACCCGGTGCTGTGGGACCGGCAGGCCAAGGACTGGACCGAGCAAGGCCGCAAGTACCTGGCGACCCTGCAGAGCCTCACCGGGCACCGACGCGCCCGCCTGCTCGATGGCAAGTGGTCAGCGGCCGAGGGCCTTGTCTACCCCGAGTTCAACACCGCCACGCATGTGGTGGCCTCCATGCCGGCCGGCTGGGAGAAGTGGCCCAAGCTGCGCAGCATCGACTTTGGCTTCGTGCACCCCTTCGTCTGTCAGTGGTGGGCCATCGACCCGGATGGCCGGATGTGGCTCTACCGCGAGATCTACCAGACCAAGCGAACCGTGGCCGAGCATGCCGCCATCATCAACCGCTACAGCGACGGCGAGACCTACGTGGCGACGATCACCGACCATGACGCCGAGGATCGCGCCACCCTCGCAGCTCATGGCATCCAGAGCGTGCCGGCGATGAAGGACCACCGCACCGGCCGAGACGCCATGCACGAACGCCTGCGGGTGCAGGGCGACGGCAAGCCGCGGCTGCTGTTCCTGGCCGGCTGCACCCTCGAGACCGACCGCGAGCTGTACCAGGCGAAGAAGCCGACCAACACCGTGGCCGAGTTCGACTGCCACATCTACCCACCAGGGCAGGATGGCAAGGCGCC